AAGGCCAATGAGCGCCTTCGACAGGCCGGGCCGCCCCAACCCTCTGGCCGATGAATACCTCACCCTGGTGTTCACCGTGCCGGTACTAATCGCCTTCATTCCGGGCTACCAGGATGAGGCGGCGAAAGCGATGAAGGCCCTTGCTGAAGCACCCGAATGGTTGCAGAACGCAGTCGCGGCCAGTGTCGCCTTCACCCTAGGAACGCGGGCTATTCGAGGCATCCGCGACGTTCTCCCCCACCCGCCTCGATCAATACGAAAAGCCGCCCTGACTGCGGCAGGAGCATAACCAAATGAGCAATGCCAACCCGTCGCGTCTGGGCCAGGTCAATGGTGCCGGCGACGCCCTCGCGACCTTCCTCAAGGTGTTCGCCGGTGAGGTCCTCGACACGTTCGACCGTTCGACCGTGTTCAAGGAGCGCCACACCACGCGCACCATCCCCTACGGCAAGTCGGCCCAGTTCCCGGCCACCGGCATCATCACGCCGTTCACCCACACGCCCGGCGCTGAAATCCTGGGCGAGAAGATCAACGCCAACGAGCGCGTCATCAACGTCGAGGGGCTGATCATCGCCCCGGCCTTCGTGTCCAACATCGACGACTTCATGAACCACTACGACTACCGCTCGATCTACGGCGGCGAGATCGGCCAAGCCCTGGCCAAGCTGTACGATCAGAACGTCGCTCGGGCGTTCATCGCGGGCGCCCGCCAGACCACCCCGAACGTCAACGGCGTGTTCTCCGGTGACACCCTCGACGGCACCCTGACGCTCGCCGGCTACGCCACCTCCGGGACCGATCTGCTGGCCGGCATCAAGGACGCCAACGTGCGTCTGGACGAACGGGACGTTCCCACCGAGGGCCGCTTCGCCGCGTTCCGCCCGGTGCAGTACGCCCTCATCGTCGCCAACGGCTCGCCGTTCAACTGGGACTACAACCCGCGCGGCAACGGCTCCTACGCCGAGGGCGAGGTTCGCCGCTACTTCGGCAGCGACCTGATCAAGACCAACAACCTGCCGAGCAGCGACGACCGGGCGGCCACCAACCAGCCCAGCACCCGCCAGCTCGACTTCTCGGTCACGCAGGGCATCGTCGCCCACGGCACTGGTGCCGGCACGGTCCAGCTCCAGGACGTCACGATGGAGTCCGAGTACGACATGCGCCGCCAGGGCTGGCTCATGCTCGGCAAGTACCTCACGGGCCACGACTTCCTGCGCCCCGAGGCGACCATCGAGCTGCAATCGGACGCGCCGGCCACCTAGGTCCGCGTCACTGGTGAACCCCTAGGATACAACCCCTAGGGTGTTCATTAAGTAAGCTCGAAATCTGTATACTACTCCCTAGGGGCTGCATATACCAGTGTAACCCCTAGGGACCCTGCCCCAGCTATCCCCAAGATCAGCCCTCAAGAGACACCCGACCATGTCCACCTTCATCGTTGTCCCTTCAGAGTTGACCTCGGTGCTGTCCGCCGTGAACCTCCTCATCGGTTCCCTTGGCGAGACCGCCGTATCGACCATCGACCCTCCCCCGACCAGCGACGTTGACGATGCCCTCCTGGCGCTCAACCGGGCGGACTTCCAGGTGCAGCTCAAGGGCTGGTCGTGGAACAGGGAGGTGAACGTCCAGACCACCCTTGACGGCTCCGGCCGAGTGGTCCTCCCGGATCAAACCCTCAGGGTTGCCGCCGCCTACTATACGTCAAGGTCCGTCCTCGACGTGGTCCAGCGCGGGGCCTACCTGTACGACCGCGAGGCTCACTCCTACGACTTCACCACCAAGGGCGCTCCCAAGATCGACTACATCTCGCGCCTCGACTGGGACTACCTCCCCGAGACTGCCCGGCAGTACATCATGTACAAGGCGTGCATGGAGTTCCACGCCCAGAAGCAGGAACGGAACATACTCCTGAGGGTCACTGACGCCCGCGTCGCTGACGCCCTGCTGACCCTTGAGCAGTACGAAGACGAGGTCCTGCGCTACTCCACCCTGAGCGACAACGCCGGAGTGCAGACCCAGATGGGAGGCTCGCGCCGGAACCGTCAGGGACTGAGCTGATGATCGTCTCCGTAGCTGAGGCGAACGGCCTCATCTGTCCCCGCACTATCCCAGGAGCGCCGGCAGGGTGTGTCGGTAACGGATGCGCGGTCTGGCGCTGGTTCGGCATCCGACCCACGAATGGTTCCATCGACAACTCCGGCGAGGGCTTATCCCTGGCGTCCTCCACCGTAGCTCTCCCCGAGGGCCACACCCGAGTTGGCTACTGCGGCTTCGGCGGGAGACCCTGAGCATGTCCCGAGTCACGCACTACCAGCCCGGCCCCTACGACGGCGTCTCCGAGGTCGCCCCTCAGGTCGCGCTCCCGAGTACCTGCGATGAGATGGTCAACTGCTGGCCGTACATCCCCCACGGTGTTCTCCCCAAGCCGCCCCTCGATTGGCGCAAGAAGGTGACCCTCGGTGACGCGCTGGACCCCACCGCCCTCTGCCATGAGGTGCCCCGAGGATCAGCCACCGACGATCTCCTCTTGGTACTGAACCTTGAGGCCGGCTCTGTCGTGCCCTACCTGTTCAACTTCTCGACGCTCGCCACGGTGCCCGTAACGGTCGCCTCCACGGCAGCGCAGGACTACCTCGACGCCGGCTCCACGGGGGACGTCAACCAGGACCTCAGGGCGTTCTCCATCGAGGACGTCACGTTCATCACCAACCGCAACCAGGTCGTGGCCAACAGTGCCAGCACCGCCTCCACCAGGCCCTTCGAGGGTCTCATCTGGGTGAAGACCGGGGGCTACTCGCGGACCACTTCGGTGACGATCACCCCGGTTACCGGCTCCCCCGTAACCATCGCCTACGAGACCGACCGGGGCGACAACGCCTCAGACGCCGAGGGCGTGGGTACCGACCGGATCGCCAAGGGGCTCTATGACGGGACCATCCCGGCCAGCTCCGACGTGGTCATCACGGGAACGACCCTTGATACGCTCGCAGCGTCGGGTTTCACCGTGAGCCTCCTCGGGTCCATCATCTACATCAGCCACCCCACAAACGACTTCACCATCGCCATCAGTGACGATGCGGGGGGAGCGGCGGTGGTCGGCTTCAAGGACTCCACCCAGCGGTTCATCGACCTGCCTGGCGTGGCCTACGACGGCTTCACCATCCGCATCGCCCAGGAGGCCGCCGGGGGGAACAGCGACTACTACGTCCAGTTCACCGCCTCGGGGACAACCAGCACCGGGACGTGGGCCGAAGTGGTCCAGCCGGGTGCGCCCCTTGGCCTCGACCCCGAGACGATGCCCGTCAAGTTGTACCTCAGCGGGACCGACTGGGAGATTGACGTGGCCGAGTGGGGCCAGCGCACTACCGGCAACCTGACCCTTTCCCCTGACCCCGACTTCATCGGCGACTCCATTCAGAAGGTCGGGTGGTGGCGAGGCCGGCTGCACCTTCTGGCGAACAACAGCCAGTACCTGTCCAGCTCGGCCGACCCCTACGCCTTCTACGCCAGCTCCCTCGTGTCCGCCCTTGACAGCGACCCTATCGCGCTGCTCCCGCCGGCCGACCGCAAGGCGTTCTTCAAGGACGCCATCGAGGTCAACCAGCGGCTCATCACCTTCGCGGATCAGGCCCAGGCCATCGCCGACACCGCCCCCGGAGCGGTCACCCCGACAAGCGCCCAGAACCGCAAGCTGGGGTCCACCGGGTTCAACCCCAAGCTCCCCGTGCAGGAAGCCTTCAGCCGCGCCTACTACACGGCCCCCAGTGAGACCGGCCTCGTGCTCTTTGAGCTGGCCCTCGACCGCATCTCAGGTGAGATCGAACCCGAGGACCTCTCGGTGGCGATCCCCAACAAGCTCTCCCTGTACACCGACCGGGCCGCCACCTACGACAAGGCATACACGACGGTCTACGGCGTCTCCGGGGGGACATCCCTCGTGGTCCACACCTACCGCTACTCCAACGCCCAGCGCGTCCAGAACAGTTTCTACGACTGGGAGCTGCCAGATGGCTTCGAGCTGGCCGGCTTCCTCTTCAGGACCGCCAGGCTGTACATCCTTCTCGCTGACGCCGATGGAGACCTCTGCATCACGTCAATGGACCTCGCCCCGCTGCGCACCGACCCCAGCCCAGCCACCGTGCTCCAGCTCCTAGACCTTAAGGTGTCGTCAGCGGACCTCTCGGCTCCAGTCTACGACAGCGTCACGGACACCACGGTCTACACCCTGCCGTACGAGACCCCTGACGTCATCGCCACCGTGCGGGTCGCCACATCGGACTACTGGGAGGGCTTCACCCCGGAAGTCCTTGACGTGACCACCAACGAGATCACCCTTTCGGGGGACTGGTCGGCGGTCGGCCTGTGGTTCGGCGTCACGAGGGCTCACTACTTCACGCCCAAAAAGTGGTTCACCCGAGGAGAAGACGGCAACGTGCGCCTCGATGGCCGCCTGACCCTGACCGCCCTCCGTGTGGACCTGGCCCCGCTCTCCTACCTGGAGGTCTCGGTGAGCATCCTCGGGCGCGGCACGCGGGTGACGTACTTCAACGCCAACACCCTGACGAGCGGCCCCAACCTGGCCCAGCCGGGGAACCTCTCGGTGGCCCAGCTCCGGTTGCCTCTCGGCGGCCAGAACCTTCAAACCACCGTCACCTTCCAGAACTCTTCCCACTTCGGCTTCGCCGTGTTGGGCTACGAGTGGGATGGAGACTACAACGCACGCTCAAGGAGGACCACCTGATGCCAGCCTTCCGCAAGAAGCCCGTCACCATCGAAGCACGGCCGTTCACTGGGCGCTTTGACAGCGCGCTCGTGGCTTGGGTAGGCATACCGGAAACGGCGTTTGTGCTCGATGACGAAAGCGGTCAGGGCCGACTCATGATCCCCACCCTGGAGGGCCACCTCTACGCGTCCCCCGGTGATTGGATCATCAAGGGTGTACAGGGTGAGTTCTACCCCTGCAAACCTGACATTTTCGCAGCCACCTACGAACCTGTCGCTAACTGACATGGGTGCGCGACCAAAGCCCAAGCCCCCGCTGTACGTCGAGGACGTCCTTACGTTCGCGCACTGTCAGGAGCTGGCGGCCAAGATGTCCCTCGCCGATCAACAGGAGTGTCTCCTCAACGGGCACACCCCCCAAGTGGCCCTCGCGACCGCCACGATGGTGGGCTACTCCAAGGCCGTCATCAGGCGGCGCACTGGGGGCTGCGTCGGGGCGTTCGGGTACTCCCCCAGCTACGGCACCATATGGTCCCTGTGGGCCCCCCTCGGCCTGACCGAGTCGGCGCTTGTCCTCAAGGAGTCCCGTGGGTGGATCGCCAAGATGCAGCACAAGGCCGGCACCGAGAAGGCCCTGTTCAACTACGTCAGCACCGGCAACGAGCGCGTGCTCAAATGGCTGGACGCCACGGGCTGCTTCAGGGTAGACCCTGAGTCCAAGGCCGGTCATCACTACTTCGAGGTGTCTCTGTAATGTGCGATCCAGTTACTATCGCTGTCGCCACCTTCGCCGTCAGTTCCGCCTCGGCGATAGCTGGGTTCGTGGGGCAACAGAAGGCGGCCGACGCCAACGAGCGCGCTGCCAACGTCACCTACGCCCAGACCTCCAACGAGTTGGGACGCCGCGCCACCGAGATCGACGCTGCGCAGGGCCAGAGCACCTTCAACTCCATCGTGGAACGCGCCCAGGCACAGGGCCGCATCAGTGCCTCGGCCTCGGATATGGGGACGGGTGTCGCGGTGACGCAGACCCTCCAGAACCAATCAGCCAACGAGATCGGCCGGACCGCCTCGGTGGACGAACTCAACAGCCGCAACCAGCGCCTCCAGCTCGGAGACATGCGGACCCGCTCCGAGTTCGACCGCGTCAGTCAGATCAACAGCGTGCCTCGCCCAAGCCCCCTCTCGCTGGTCCTCGGGATCACCAAGAGCGCGCTCTCGGCCGGCAGTTCGTATCAGCAAGCCGGCGGGACGACCTAAGATCATGGCCAGAGAACCCCAAGTTGCCGTCATGGCGTCGCCCTCGGGTGCGTCCCTGGCAGCCCCCCGCACGAACGCCGCCTTGGAGCTGGCCGCAGGGCTCGCCTCTGTGGCTCCCGGCGTCAACGACGTCCTTCAGGGCTGGGCCAAGGAGCGATCTGCGGAGCTTGCCGCCAAGGCCGAAGCCGATGCGCTGGCCACCTCCGGGCAGGACTTCAAGGAAGCCGTCCTCGCGGGCAAGATCGAGAAGACGCAGAACCCCTGGTACATTCAGGCGTACACCCAGAGAGCCGCTCAGGTGCGCGCTCAGGGGGAACTCTCGGCGCTGGCCACCGAGGCGCAGACCTGGGGTGAACGTGATGACCCCCAAGCCTTCGCTGCCAAGTTCTCGGCCGAGGTCGGGAAGCGCGCCCAGGCGTACCAAGGTATCGACGCCGCCGCTGGGTTCCAGGCAGCCGCCGGTCCTATCCAGCAGCAGCAGCTCGCCGCCAACACCGCCTACAACGTCAACCGCATTCAGACCGAAAACGAGCAGAACGTCTCGACGCTGGCCACCAAGGCGATCCTTGACGTGTCCGCAGCGAATGGCGGCAATGCTACTCCTCAGCAGGTCTGGGACGCTCTCGCCCCGCTTCAGCAACAGTGGCTGGACACCGGAGGAACCGAGCAGTCGTGGAACACCCTGGTGATCAACTCGACCATCGCCGCCGGGGCCAACTCGGCAAACGCCTCCCTGCTGAACATCCTCTCCGATGAACGCGGCGGCAAGGGCGCGCTGGCCAACATGGCGGGCCCCGATGGAACCCCCGTGGCCACCACCCTGATGAGCGCCCGCTATCGTATCGAGCAGGAGGCCGCCACTCGGGGCATGTCCGAAATCAGGGCCAGACAGAACGCCGTGAAGCTCGAAGGGATGCAAGCCCTTGAGGCCGTCCAGGCGCAGTTCGGCTACGACTTCCTTGAGGGCAAAGTCAGCCGGTCGGAAGTCATGGGCTTCCTCAAGGAGAAGGGGGTCTCGCCCGCAGGCGCTGAGTTCGCCCTCAAGGAGATGGCCGAGACAGCCGCCGCGACTACGTCCCTCGCACGGGCGCTCGCCGGAGGTGACCCGGAAGTCCTCCAGCTCTACAACCTCGCCAGCACGTCCGGCTACTCTGCCACCCTCTACAGTAGGGTTGAGGGGAAGGTCCTCCTGGGGCAAATGGATATCAACGAGGCCGAACAGATACTCGGCACCGCCCGGAGCCGCAGCAACGCCCTTGAGGCTGAAGCACGGGCCGACTCCAGGGCCGCCCGAAGTGACTCCAGAGCTGACGCCCGTGAGGCGCGCTCCCAGAGCCTGGCCCTCGCGAGGCCGAGAGCAGGACATGGGCTCCGTGTCCACCCGGCTCCAGGCCCTCGGTGACCGCTCCCTGCTGGACCCCACGAAGCGCAGCAGCGTGACCCGTGGAGCCGCTGACGCCGCCAACGCGTGGCTGAGTGCCCACCCTGGGGACTACTCCGGTGCGTCCACCGCCCAGAAGTCCTACCTCAATAGATACCTCAGCGAGCGCATTGCTCGTAGACAAGCGGCGGCCGGTCGGGCACGTTCCACTCCAGCCCCCACCGGGAGATAGACATGGCCGCGACCCTTGAAGAGACCCTCGCTGAAGCCGAGGCCCTCGCCCAGCAAGAGCAGGAGCAGGCTACAGCCCGTGCGCGCCCTGCCCCCCGGCCCAAGAAGCCCGCCCCCGCGCCCGTCCCCAAGAAGCCCCCGAGTGCGCTGGCGACCATTGGTCAATCCCTCATGCCTGGCCCCAAGGGTGACCGCGCCAGAGGCGAGGTTGGTCTGTCCGTCATGGCGGGTATCCTCCGCAGCCCCGGCCAGCTCCTGGGTGGGTCCATTGACACCTCATTCGACGCCGGCCGCTTCATCGGCGACAGCATCCTCCCCGGAATGGCCCGCAAGGGTCCGGCCTCCGGTGGCGCGGCTGTCATGCGAACCCAAGCCGAGATCATGCGCAAGGGTGCCGCCGTGCTTGAAGCCCTGCCGGGTGTCCCCGGAGGTGCCGCCCTTGGTAGCGTCCTTCGTGCTGGCGCGACCACCGGAGAGGCCCGAGCGGCTACCCCCCGAGGTGCCCGCCCCCCGCAACCATCAGCCGCCCGTCCCCTCGGGGCCTCGCTCGCTGACGTCCTCAGTGCCCGCTCCACGCTTGGCCAGGTGGGCGTTCCCGCCATCAACCAGTTCACCACCGAGGCCATCGCCACTACCGCCCCTATGGCCCTTCCTGGTGGCGGCCTCGTGGGTGGCGTAGTCAAGGCCGGAGTGGGCGGTGCTGTCGGCATGGACGCTCCCGATCTTCAGGGCCGTGCTCGTAACGCCGCGCTCGCAGGGGGCCTTGAACTGGGTGGAGCGCTCATCGTCAAGGGCGGCTCCGTGCTGTACCGTAGGTGGATCGCCGAGGGCACCCCCAAGGAAGCCGCCAAGGACGCCCTCGATAGGGCCTTTGCCGTGGCGCGCTCCGAAGACGCCCGTGCCGCGACCCTTGCCGAACAGGCCGCTCCCGACAAACCCCCCGTGTCCGCGCCACAGGAAGAACTCCCGGTGGGCACCCGCGTGGCTGACGCTGCGCCGGACCCCAAGGTGGCCCCCTCGGAAGACGCGGCCCTGATCGCCGACGCGAACAACGCCCTTGAGCGCAGTGGCGCGGCCGAGAGACTTCCCGAAGGCAAACCCCCGGAGCTGACCCCAGATGGCCGCATCAAAGTCGCCCCCCAAACGAAGGCCGCTGCCGATGAGGCCGGCTTCGGACGCGCCTTTGCCGCCGCCGACGAGAGCCCCCCTGACGCCGTCATCTTCCGCGAGGAAGCCGCCGATGGCTCCTCAAGGGTTGTGGGGACAATGGGGAGGGAAGACCTCGACGCCTTCATTGCGGACGTCCAGCGGCTTCGCGACAATCCGGCGTCGATTGACCTCCCTGTGGGTTCGCCACATGGGAAATGGGCAATGGCGCATCTGGGTACGACTTACGACGCTCCCTCTGTGCTACGGGCTATTGTTAATCGCATCCCTGCTTCAGCTAAGAGGCTGACGACCGAGGAGATGGCCCACCAGGCGCAGACCTTTGCTGATGTCATGGGCCTTACGACAGACGAGGGTCTGGCCTACGTTCGCGGCCTTGCTGAGGATACCGGCGATATTCCCACGGCGACGCTGGCGGCCAAGACGATCTGGACGCGTATGGGGACCGACCTTGACGAATTCGTTATGGGACGCGACTTGTCGCGCGCAGACGACGCCTTCTGGGAGGGTGTGGACCTCCGCATCAACAACCTTCTCAAGTTCTCCTCGACAATGGACGACGTGAAGTACAGCGCCGGCCGGACGCTTCAGGTTCACAGTCTCCCAGACGCGGATACGTTCCTAGCCGCGAGCCGGAAGGCCCGCAAAGAACCCGGCTCCGTGCCGCCGCGCCCTGCGTCCGACCCCCCGCCTCTGCCTAGGACGACCGAGGAGAAGGAGCAGTGGCTCCAAATGTGGGACGCTCTCAAGGGCGACCTCGGCAAGCGCGCTGAGTTCCTCGCCGGCATCCGCACGTATCCTTCCGGGCTGCGCTACCTCCGTGAGTCCTTCCCCAACTTCTTCACCGGAGCGATCCTCAGCGGGCCCCGCACGATCATCCTCAACGTCCTCAACCCGGCCGTGGTCGGTGGACTGCGGACCCTGGAGAGAACCGCCGGGGGAGCCATCATGGGCATCAACCCGATGCTCCGTCCAGCCCAGCGCGAAGCCGCCCGAGTTGCCGCGATCCACGCCCCGGTCGCCTACATCCAATCCCTCGGCGACATCGCCACGGCGTTCAAGTACGCGGCCAAGACGTTCGATGGAGAAGGGGTCTCGGCCCTGGCAGGTGGCGGCGCAAATCCCCTTGAGTCGCGCTCGCTGTTCGCCATGAACGTCCCCGAGCCCGTGATCAGGGCGGCGGTGGCTGACGGCAAGTCGGCTATCCCCTACCATTTGGGCAATATGCTCAACTTCCTCCCGCGCTCCGTCTGGCGGCTCCACGGCACGCCCAACGAGCTGGCCCTCAGCGTCGCCTACACGGGCGAACTCCGGGCCCGCGCCATGCTGGAGGCCACCGAGATGGGCCTCAAGGGTCCTGACTTTGGGGCGTTCGTCTCCAAGCGACTTTCCGAGGGCGTCGATGGCCCCGGAGGTGCGGCCCTGAATGAGGCCGTGCTGGACAGCGCCAACCGCACCACGATGGTCCGCCAGCCCGACCCCGAGTTCAACCCCGGATACGCCTCCTTCAGCCGCACGATCAACGCGTGGCGGCAGAACGTCCCCGAGCTGCGCTACGTCCTCCCCATCTTCCAGGTCCCCGCCAATGGCATGGGCGAGGCCCTCAGGCGCACCCCCCTGGGCTTCCTCTTCAAGGAGACCCAGCAGGAACTCAGCGGGGCTCTCGGCGTGTTCCGCCAAGCTGAGGCTCACGGTCGCATTACCCTCGGTGCTGGGCTCCTCGTGGCTGGCGCGATGATGGCCCGCAACGGCCTGATCACCGGAGGGGGCCCCCGAGACGCCACGGACAGGCGCGTGTGGCTCATGACCCACCAGCCGTACTCCATCAGGATCGGCGACAACTGGGTGGGCTACGACCGCCTCGACCCCATCGCCCCCCTGCTGGCCATCGCAGCCGGCTACTACGATGACTCGGTCTATACCGACACCGACAAGGACATGACGTGGGCCGCCGTGGGCGCGCTCGGCCAATACTTCAAGGACAAGGCCGCCCTCCAGGGCATCGCCGACCTCCTGAACATTGGAGGGGACCCCTCAGAGCAGGCCACCTTCGAGCGGCGCTTGGGGTCCATCGTTGGGGGCTTCATCCCTGCATTCCTCAAGCCGGCAGTCAGTGGCATCGACCCGACGCTGTCCGTGAAGACCAACCCCTGGGACTACATCAGGGCGAACCTTCCGGGCCTGTCCCTTCAGCTCGACCCCGTCAGGAACATCCTCGGGGAGATGGTGATGAAGCCCCAGGACACCGCCGTCGAGGCGCTGCTCCCGGTGAGCACCCAGAGGATCAACCCTCAGGGCGCGGACCCGGTCGTTGACGAGTTCGACCGCGTATACCAACTCACCGGCTACACCCCCGGTATGCTCTCCCCGAGTCCCGGCAGCGGGGCCCACTTCGACCTGCGGGAGATCAAGCTGGAAGACGGATACTCCCTCTACAACGCCCTCATGCGCGGGCGGCTGGAGGTCGAGGTCGACGGGCAGACCCTCAGGGAGCACCTGACGGAACTCATCAGCAGCCCAGAGTACAGGGACGCCCCCGATGGGACAGGCCGGGTTGACGACGCCGACGAAGGCCCCAAAATGGACACCAAGGGCGGGCTCCTCCAGCAGGCGTTCACCAAGTACAACTCAGCGGTGGAAGCCGAAGTGGCCCGCAAGTCGGTCATCGCCCGGAAGTATCTCGCCATCGCCGCAGCCAAGCGTAACGCCAATGACGTCCTGAGGCCATACAGCGCCGAAGACCTCATCAACGATCCGTCCCTCATGGAGTCCTTGGGTATTGACCTTGGGCGCTACGAGGACGCCATCACCGGAGACGACCAGTGACCACCACCTCGACCACCTCCACCTCTGACGGCGTCACGGCGACCTTCAGTATCCCCTTCCCGTTCTTCTCGCGGAGCCACGTCCAGGTTCTCGTTGACGATGTCGCCTACGGGGGCACCGTGACGTGGCTCAGTGACAGCCTGATCTCCCTCAGCCCGGTCCCGGCGAACGGCGTCAAGGTGACTCGCAAGCGGGTGACCCCCGACACTCCTGCCAGGTCGACCTTCACAAACTCCAACATCAACGCCCCCGGCCTCAACGCCAATCAGACGCAAGCGCTCTATCACGCGCAGGAGAAAGAGGCCGAACTGGCGCGGGCGCTGGTGGTGCCACACGGGGAAGACGGCCTCCTGCTGCCTGACGCTGACACTCGCGCGGGGCACATCATGATCTTCGATGACGTCGGCGACGTGGACCCTGAAGGCCGCACCCTAGCCGCCTTTGACGCAGACGTCTCCGACGTAGCTGCGGCCGTAGCCGCCACCACCGAGACACTCCGACTCGCGCGCCTGGCCGCCGCTGACGCAGTGATGGTCTCCGGCGTAAACGTCCCGATCTACGCAAGCGTAAGTACCGCCAAGGACGCGATCATTTCCGCCGCCGTGAAGTGTATCGAGACGCAGTTCTACGATCCAGATTACGTTTCGGCCGAAACGCTTGTTGGCCGGCGCAGGCAGGTGCGTACTTCGCTGGCCGATATCACGGCGGGAGGCTACTCGGCTGAGGCGTACTGGCGCAGCAACACGGACACGTACATGCCAGACGGTTCGTCAGACCCAGTCAACGGCGGCTACTGGCTGATAGAGCAGACCGGGGCACGAGACACGACGCAGTTCGGAGCTGTGCCTGACGGTACGACCCAGACTTCATCTGTGCAGGCCGCCGTCGACGCCCTCCCTGACTACGGGGGCACCTTCCATAACGTGGAGGGGGTCAAGTTCGACGCCTCGGCGCTGACCTTTAAGCCCCGCACGGCCTTCACGCACCGGATGGATGACGACGTTTCGGTGCGGGGGTTCACCGGGCGCGGTTCCGGCGAGCACGTCGATTTCCAGTCCACCTCCAGCTACCCAGCAGACCCTACGGGCGGTGCGGTAAATGAATGGTGGGACGTCGCGCCGTACCATCCTGGCCGCATCATTTGCGTTCGTAAAGACATCTCCGGTGGGGATGCGTACCTTGCCCCCAACCAAAGCCGCCTCGATGTCGCACGGGCCAGCTTCATCTTTGCCGATGAAGAAAATGCGGTCTTCTCTATGCGGTACGAAAACTACTGGGCCGCAACACCGGCGTCACCGGCCTGGAGCGCCTTCTCGGCGTTCAGCCTTTACGTGAGCAGAAACACCTCGGCGCTTTCGGGGATTGGAAGCTCCTCCTGGGTTTCTGTTCCGGCCGCGCACACACCGATCACCGCCTCGCCTAGCGGCGCGCGGGGCTTCATGATTGGGACTTACGATGCCTTCGTCGGGACCGGGTCGGTTGCGGCCAACATTCTGACGGTCGCCACGGCTACCTCTGGCGCGATCGGAGAAGGCTCGGTTGTCTCCGGCACGAACATAACTGCCGGGTCTCGGGTTCTGGAACAGGTGAGCGGCACCCCCGGCGGCGTCGGAACCTATCGCCTGAGTGCGTCGTCGACTGCGGCCCTGACGGCAGTTACCGCGCCGGCCGTGACCCTTGTGCTTTGGTATCACAAGAGGTTCGCGGTGGGCGACGCGCTTTCCAGCCCGACCGAGACCGCGAGCGGCACAGTTACCGCCGTGACCAATCGCTCGACGTTCTGCTCGAAGTTGGCGCAGGGCGCTACCTACGGCGGCTGGTCTATCGGCCTGCGGGCAAACGAAGTCACCGACCTGTTCGCGGTCGGGGGGCGCGTGGCGCTTCTCCCTGCTTATGACTACGGCCAGTTCGGACAGTTGACCCTCAGCAACCCCGCTCTGATTTGGCGAGACCCGTACAGCGATACTACGCCCTACGGGTTTGAAATCACCTAGGACAGAGCCCCCGCCGACGCCTCACGTCGCCTCACATTGAACCGACTGGGGTCAACCGACAAGATCGCCCATATCGGCGCGGTGACCATGTATGGCAACCTCAATAACGGTGTCGCCAACCCCGCGTCGGCGTTCAACGCTACGAACTCCAGAACTACGACCGGAGATTATACGCTGACGGCTGTGGTTCCTTTTGCGAGGGCGGACTTCACTGTTGCGATGTCGAAGGAAGACGCGGGAGACAATCCCTACGTCTTCACAAGAACAACGAGCGTGTGCCGGATAAAGAACGACGACCGGAACTATATATGGTCGAACACGGCCACATACGACCCGCCCAGCCTGGCTGACGGCGCAGGGGCCAATACGACCGTTACCGTTACGGGCGTTCCCCAGAGTGCGCAGTGCTGGGCGACGTTCAGCGCCGCCCTTTCTGGCGTTGAAATCAGGGCGTGGTGGTCGGCGGCGAACACGGTTTCGGTGCGGTTTCAGAACAACACCGGAGGGACCGTCGATCTCGCGAGCGGAACGCTTACCGTGTACGCGCGAGGGTCAGGCCAGCCTAAAGACGTCGCTGGGCGCGTACACGTTATGTGTACTGGCGGGGACATCTAATCCAGCCTTTCCCCCGTGCCACCCAAAGGAGCGCCACCGATGTCCGACCAAAACGAAACGCCCTCGGTGGCTACCCGGTCCAGCGTCCTGTACGCCCTAGGTAGGCTGACCGCAGAGACGCAGGCGCACAAGGAGACCCTCCAGGAACTCCCCGAGCGCATCGTGGCGATCCTCTCCCCCCGCCTAGCGGCACTGGAGACAGGCCACTCCGGGCATGACGTCCGGTTGACCCGTCTGGAGGAGCGCCAGTGGATCATCATTGGGGGCCTCACCCTCGTTTCGGTTGGGACCCCCATCCTCCTAGCCCTCATCAAAGGATAGACACATGGCAGAGATGCCCCTGACTGACGGCCAAGAGATCATGCGTCTCTTTGTCGACGAGATCAAACGCCGCCTCAAGGAGGATGCCAGGGATATGAAGGCGGCCGACTTCGAGATGGTCCGCAAGCTCCTGGCCGACAACTCCGTCACGATGGCCAGCGTCCAGCGGGGCGACTACGGCAGCTTCGCCAAGGGCGTGGCCGAGCAGTTCCCGTTCGATGGGGATGAGGGAGAGGATGGAAGTCCGACCTTCCAGTGACCCTCGACCGCTTCGTATTCCGCCGGCACGGCCTGTACCTCTCCGGGTCCCCACGCGCCCGCGACTTCAGGGAGACCTCCCTCCAGAGGGCTACAGTCTTTGGCTACAACGTCACGGCCAAGTCCCTAGGCGTGGAGGGGCTTGGGGACGTGGAGAGGATACCCGTCACGATCTCCCCAGCGTAAGCCCCTTAGGGGACGCCTCCCGCCGCCCCTAAGGGGCCTCAGCCCTAGAGATATTCCCAGTGGTAGCCTCCCCAGCAGTCGTCACCGCAGCCCACCTTGAGCGTGATCCCCTGAAGAAGGACTTCAGGAACTTCATGGCCAAGACTTGGCGGACGGTGTTCGACAACGATCCCTCCGATCTCCTCTACGAGTTCGGCCACAGGCTCCAGTACGGGCCCCGAAAGGACATCCTCATGGGGTTCCGGGGGATGGCCAAGAGCTACACCGTGGTGGACTACGCCATGTGGAGGCTCTACTGCGATCCCACCGAGATCGTCCTCACGGTGTCAGGCTCAGGGGACGGCGCTAAGGGGAACGCTCAGTTGGCCTGGGGGTGGCTCCAGACCTTCGACTGGCTGGCCCACATGCGCCCCAAAGGGATCGACCGCAGTAGCACCCTCGCGTTCGACGTTGCGGGGTCCCGTCACGAGAAGTGCGAGTCGTTTGCCGCGTTGTCCCTCTTTGGGCAGCTCACCGGCCGGCGCTCCTCCCTCATCATCCCCGATGACATCGAGACGCCCAACACCAGCTCCACCGAGGGCGACCGTACCGAAATGCGCCGCAGGGCCGCAGAGATGGGGGGGGCGCTCCTCAAGCCGGGCGGTCAGGTGAAGATGCTGGGGACGCCTCAGCACGAGCAGACCATCTACATCGAGTACGCCCGCGACAAGGGCTACGGGATGCGAATTTGGCCGGTCACCTATCCGATCATTGACGAGCTGAACCCCAAGCGTGACGAACTCCACCGCTACGGCATGTGGCTCGCCCCGAGTGTCCTCAAGGCCGTCACTGAGAACCCCTCTCTGGCCGGCTGCTTGGTGGACGACTCCAGGTTCTCCGTCGAGGACCTCTTCGAGCGCAAGCTGGAGTACGGCTCCGTCGAGTATGACCGCCAGTTCCGCCTCTTCCTCGACGCAGGCGCTGGTGACGAGCGCCCCCTGAAACTCAGGGACATCCCCGTCATCGAGATCGCGGTCCCCCAGCCCCAAGCCATCCCTCCTATCCCCCTGAAGGTGCCCGCTCAGATCACCTGGGACGGCCCTATGGCGTCGCTCAAGTGGGAGGACATCGAGGTGGACAGCCTTTCGGGGGACAGCGCCGTGTACGCGCCCCAGACGGTCGCCCACTGGACCCTCCCAGAGCAGAAGGTCTGCGTTATCGACCCCTCAGGGATGGGCCTTGACGAGACCACCTGGGCCATCATGGCGCAGCTCTACGGACGCGGCTACCTGTGCAAGATGGACGCGCGCCTTGAGGGCTTCACCGAGGAGACCATGAAGGCCATCGCCGCCGACTGCGCCCTCTACGGGGTCAACAAGGTGGTCATTGAGAAGAACTACGGCGGGGGCATGTTCGGGGAGCTGCTGCGCCCCCACCTCATCGCCATCAACAAGCCCGTTGGGGGCGTCAAGCCGTATCCTAACTGGGAGGGGTGCGAGATCGAGGAGCTGCTTGCGGGGAACGTACAGAAGGAGGTCCGCATCCTGGACACCCTGACGCCGTTCGTCACGGGACACCGCCTGGTGATCGCCGCTGAGGTACTCCGTAAGGACTTCCCCGTGGAGTACACCCAGGTCGAGGTCTCCAAGCGCCGCTACTACCGCCTCACCTACCAGCTCACCCGCCTCTCCAAGCAGCGCCAGAGCATCGCCCACGATGACCGGGTTGACGTGGTTGCGTCAGGTGTGGCTACCTTCATGGGGACCCTCCGCAGGCAGGTTGCCGAGGCCGCTCAAGCCGCCAAGGACAAGTACCTGGAGGAGGAGACCGACAAGTTGATCGCCTCAAGGCGGAAGCTCGGGTTGCCCGTGCTGGGGGACAAGTCCTCAGGTGGGCGGCTGGGGGTGTTCGCTGGGGATAACCATTCGGGGGGCCTCAATGAGAGCGCCCTTTTCACAGGACGGAGAAGGTAGCCCATGAGGGTCTCAGCCAAGAAGGCCAACGCAACGACCACCGACGTGGTCCTTGAGATCAGGATGACCGACGCGGAAGCCAAGGCGCTCGCGTGGCCGATGGGCCTGACGAAGACCATTGACGACACCCTCAGGGAGCACCTCCAGACGCGCTTCAGGGTGAGTCGGGTGGTGGGGCAGTGAGCTTCGTTATCCCCACCCCTGAGGAGAAGCTGAAGGCGATCACGGCCACGTTCCGGCTTGACGGAGAGAACTTAGTGAGGCGCGACAGAGAGAGGCCTGACGGGTCCCCTTGGGTGGTCGCGGACACGGGCGCTTGCGGACTCGCCACTCGGGTTGCGGTCACTGTCGAGAAACGGCGGGCGTTCACCACCTCAGTCCCCCGGATCAAGTTCTACCTGCTGCACGGCTGGATGCCCCAGCAGGTCTGTCACCGAGACGGGGACTACCTAAATAGCGCGAACGCCAACCTGTTCCCCAGGGACGAACCTCCGGGCGGCTTCTACCCGAAACCTTAAGGCCGGAATTTTCTGGCGCACATTCAGGGAGGTATATGTAGGGGCTCACGGCCGGCACTCCCCCCTCCCGTCGCCCTAGGGGGGTCCCCTGCCTCCCATTTGAGGCCGCCCTGCCCGGTCAACACGCCTCAACCCATTACGCCACAAGGGAATGACATTAAGTAGGCACTTAATGCACGCCCCTAGGGGTGAACATGGCGGCACTCAACGGCCCTAGCCTCTGTAGTCCTACACATGGACACTCAGGGGTTAGGGCCGTTTTGCGTTAGGGGGTTGACAGGCCCCAAATGCGCACTTAATGAACGCCCCAAGGGATTAGCCCCAAGGGAGATACCCAATGAAACTGGACCTCAGCTCAAACGACCTTTCGACGGTTAGGCTTGCCCTTTCGGGTTGGGCGTTTCGTTGTGATAGCGAAGCGCGCGAAATGGGGGTCCTCGCCGACACCTTCGCGGATAGGCCGGACCTGCGTGCGCGGTGTCTCTCGAACCGGCAGGCTTCGCTATCCTTCGCGGCCGAGGCTCGGGCATTGCTGGTCAAGCTACCCTAGACGCTCACTCAAGGCCCCTAGGGAGCGATCCTTAGCGGGCCTTAGGTGAACACCTAGACCAGCACCCAAGGGAGACACGCCGTGCTACATAAATGGAAAGTTGAATACGTGGACCGCCTAGGCGCGGCTAAGATGGGATGCGCGCACACCAAGCGGGAGGCCGAACGCATGGCCGGGCAGGCGCTAAGGGACGGCGCGCGATGGGCCACCTATAGCCGCAACGTCTAAGGGAGACACACCAATGAACACCCATAACGTCGAGTACACGGACACTTTCGGAGGCGACGCGAACTATAGCTGGGTCCGGCGCGCTACCGTGACCATGCCCGAACTAACCCACTACGGATACGACGGCGGCACAAACTACGCCAAGGCGAACCGCGTCTATGAGAGAGAGCTTATGAAGCGCGCCAAGGCCGCGATGGGCCTCACTGGCGTTAGGGGCGTTCGGAGTGAACACCAAGGCGATATCGAGTTCCGCCCTTATGGGTCCTGCACCGTCATGTTTATCAGCGATTGCGAATAGGGAGACACGTCATGTCCAACCGTCACGCGTGGGAATATCGGGTCAACGGCATCCGCCAATCCGGCGACACGTTCCCCAGCTTTGAGGCCGCTACCGAACGGCTCCTTAAGGAGCTAAACCGGCTGCACTTCGCGACCACGGGCGAGGAGCGCGCCACTAACGGACGCCGGGAGGCGGTCTTTATCGCAGAGCGTGGGCGGATGATGAGCGAGAGGCCGCTGTGTGACGTGATCGTCAAGGGTGTCCGCAACGGTGCGCCGTGGGTTATGCAGGTGAACCGGCTCCCTTGGGGGTCTTCTCCGGCCGGTGACACGGGCCGCAATCATATCACGCGCGGCTAGACGCTCATTCAAGGGGCCGTCTCAGTGCGCGCCCCTTAGGTGAACACCTAGACGAACAACCAAGGGAGACACACCAATGACCCGGCAAGAGATTGAACGTGAAGGCTTCATCTTCGAGGAGACTCACGAGGGCGTCACCGTCAAGGCGCTGCGGTGGGTGGAAGACTGGGGGCCGTTTGATAGCGACGCTGCGGCTATCGAGGCTGTGGTCGCTGCCGTCCCGGCGCTGCTCGCGGACTAACAGCACCCTCAAGGCCCGCCTTGACAATCGTTCGTTAAGGTGCGGCCTTAGGGGTACCGTTAGCTGCTGACACCCAAGGGAGACACACAATGCACACGCAATTCCGAATGATCGACGCGCCTTCGCGGCCACAGGTCCCAACCATCGAGTTTCGCGACCTGACAACGCCTGACGACTGCCCGGACCTGTCCTGGCTGGTCGACGAAAGCCGGTACACTGACGAAAGCGCGGCTGACCGGCGGAAGGCTGAGCAACAGGACCAAGACAGGCTCGACGCCTATAATAGGGGCGACTGGTCAATGATCGGCCTTCAGTGTCAAGCCACCATCTACATTCCGGCCGGCGGGTCCAGCTTCGCGGTTTACACGCTGACATCGCCCGGCGTGTGGGGCGTGGAGAGTGACGCCGCCGCAGACTACCACGGGGAGATACTGGCGGATGAGCGTAGCACCCTGCGCAAACACCTGACAGCCCTTGCAGACGCTTGGCAAGCTATTCGGGACGCCTAGCCGCATCCCTGAGGGGCCACCTAGGGCGGTTCCTAGGTGCGCCCTTGAGGGATACCGTTAGACACTGACACCTAAGGGAGACACACAGTGCACACCAAGGAATTTACAGCCACAGTCCTCTCCGATCTGCGGGCGGCTCTGGCAAACGCACGCGCCAACCGGC